TTGCCATTTAGATCACGAAGCATGGTTGCGCCCATGCTAGCAACGACCATTGCATTCTCTAAGCTATCAATAAATGAACTAGCTAAAAGATTTGTTGCAACAGTGTTGCCGCCCGCCGTTGCAGTGCCTACGTTAAGATCACGTTTTAAAACCTCACTTGGTACGAACAAACCTTGTGCAGTTCTGCCCATCTGATCTGCGGCTGCGCGAGAAGCTTCAAACTCAAACGCTGCATCTTCTTGAGCGCGGCGGTCACTAGGGTTAGCTAAAGCGTGGATTGCTTTCATAAAGGAGAAACTACGAACTTCTTTGGCGCTTAAACCAATGTCATTATCTTTCTTTATTACTGGCTGGGCAGTTCCAATGGTGTCTAACAATTGAGCGCGGAAAGCGTCAACAGATTTACCATCATTGATGAATGTACGAGCCATTTCTGGTTGGTTGTGCAAGTTACCCGCTGCTTCAATGTTTTGAATGCGATCAACTTCTGAGCGGCGTGCCGCCTCTACTTCTGCCCGAACATCTACAGTCGGGGTTTCAATTACTGCTGCTGGAGATTCCATGATTGGTTCCTTAATTTCTTTAATTTCAACTAATGTTTTATGATTACTGTTTGCTGACCGCCCTACACCTACTGAGGCATCTGCGGGGATACTTACAATCGACACCTCGTATGGTTCCCAATCCAAAGCTCGGTATGATTCAGCCCCTTCCTTTTCCTCTTCCATCACCATTCTGTGTATCCTGTAACCCACGGAAACGTGCTTACGAATACCATCCATTACATCGTTAAATATCTCTGTTGCGCGTGCGCTATTGCCAAAACGCACAGTGGCCCGACCTACCCGATCACCATCAACAGAAACAGATTCCACAACGCCAACATGGTCAGAAGGGTCGTGATCTACAAGCACAGCACCGCCACCATTCAGTCTGCCAAGACGAATAGCGTTAGGGTTATGGTCAAGTATTTCATTGCCAAACCAGCGCTCAACAGGCTCCTCGCTGGAAAAGGCTAGGTCTACTGTTCGCGTTTCCGCATCAACAGATTCCCTATTTAAATTAAAGGTGCGAAATAAATCGCCCGTATTTATCTCATTCATCATTAGCCTCTTGATTGCTATTAATAATGTCATTAGTAGTTAGGCCAAAGCTTTCTAAAACTGCTAACTCAGCTTTACGCTCGGCGCATACGTCAATAAAATTTAAACCCGCTGCCGCTGTAATAGCAGTCAAGGTTCCCGTCCCCATCTCAACCATCAATTTATTTGCTTGCTGATCTTTTAGCGGATCAACCCAAGCCCAGCCGCGAGGTTGCCAATTCACTTTGGTAAACTTTTTAAACTTCTTTTCTGGCAAATTAAGCGCTTGTGTTCTTAGCGACTGAGATAGCCACGCTTGGTAAACAGGACGATGTAATTGTTCAGCGACCCACTTTTGCAGTATTCGCCAATGTTCACGCTCCTCTAAAACGCCACTTCTTATGGAGCTAAAGTTAACTCCCTCAAGGTCGTTTGCTAGGCCGTTGTAAGCCACATTAAGCCCACTAGACGCGCCTCTTAGCACAGTCTTGATAAACACTTGGTAGGCTGAATTAGGGTGGCTAGGGTCGAAAGTCTCAACGCTCATCCCTGCTGGAAGCTGTTCAAAAACTCCAGGCTCCATATCAGTTAATAAATTACCTGACTCATCCTCTTCACCTACATAAGAATCAGAATCAGGAGAAGTGTAGAAGCCCATTTTACTTGCGCCAATACGCGCAGCAATTAGCTCTGCCTCTTCATAGCCAGCCACCATATTTAAACGCTTCATAGCGGTATTCATCCAAGGGATGCCGCGCATTTGACTTGGCCGTTCTGCTATAAATAAGTGGCAAATATCAGTCGCAGGAACGCGGTTATATTTTCTGCCCTTATACATAATGGAGGTTTCATTGGGGTGGTCAGTTAAAAGATGGTAGGCCACTGGCGCATCCCATTCATTAACTTCAACCGACATAATTATTCGATTGCCATTAGCTAGCGTTAGGTTGAAATCCTCGTCTAAATGATCTGCCTCAATAATCTGAACGGCAAAGCCAAAAGGATTATCAAAGTTACGAACCTTAACCACTAAGACTTCACCATCTCTAGCAACACTTTCAATCACTAGCCGCTGAATATCTACCCAAGATAATCGACCTGTAACTGAGCAATTCTCAGGTAGGCTCCATTCAGCAAATGCTTCCTCAATGGTGTCGTTATCTTGCTTGTCCAGCGAACCATCTTCTCTCACTGAACGCGCTTGAAGTTGAATCCCATGAACGCCAACAACATTGGCCTTAACCATCTTTAAAAACTTAGAGGCGTAATCATTATCCATTGCTAGCTGTCGTGATCTAGCTCGCATAACTCTCAAGCTAACTTCTAGCTCTCCATTGGAGGTTAGCGTAGAGCCTTTGAAATCTTGCGTAAGGCGATCAATAACGCTAGAGCCATATCTGCGGAAAGCTGTTTTCCGTTTTTTTCCAGTAGGATTTTCTGGCTTGTTTCTCTTGTCTAAAAAGCTCAAGATTCCCATTTAAACAAACCTCGCTTTTATTGTTCCAGATTGGCCCAGACCAGCTTTAATGCGCTCCATGCGAACTTCTTTCACATATTTAGCCGCGTATCTGTCTCGCCAAACCATAAGGTCAGGAAGTGGGATTCTAGTTATTGATCGACCAGCAATGGAGTAGCCCATTTGATCTTTGGTTGCTCGTCCAGCTAGTAAAGCGTCAATAGCATCTAGCATCACTTTGTTGTTAGAGCGGGGGTCGGTTGTTGCTGTGGCTTTATTCGGCTGAATAATAAATGCGCCAGAATCTAAAGTAATGCGCTCGTTATCAGATGTGCGCTTGATGTACATCTGCCAATGGTAACGCCCAGCGCTGTAGTTCGCTGTCGTAGAAGCAGGAATAATAATCTGATAGTTAGAACCAGAAGCGGAAGCTGTCGCTGTAATGGATACAGTTCCCGCGCCTTCTTTTCTAGCGGTATAACTGAGGGAATAAGAGGCTGGGGGATAATCGCCGCCTATATCAACTCTAGTCCAAGCCACTCTATCCCCTGCCGTAAATGACAAAGGTTCTGTGGTCGTGAAGCTAGATGTGTCGAAAAGGTTAGCCATTCTGCGCCCAAAGCATTGATTTATGCTGTTGGGTTAGCTGTCTTTGTCGCTAAAAGCAAGTCACCGCGATTGAGTAACTTCTTGGGTGTTCATAAATGCGTATGATCTGTTGTCGAGAACTTCAATCACCATGCCTATAAAACGAAGGGTCGGTAATTCATCGTCATAAAGATTAAAGCAATACTCCTCTCCAATCTCTATGTCGTCCACACCAAACACCCTGCCTGAGATGTTTCCATCAAGGTCGTTTGCTGCGTCAAGTATCCACTGGTCTTGCGCTAAATGTAGGTCAGATAAAGGCATAAATCATTCTAACATCATAAATATAAAAATAATTGAATTAAATTGGATTATCGACTTGCATAGGTAGCGCATTGTGCTATTATAGATACATACAAACAACGCAGCAAAAGGAACACACCATGAGCCAAGTTACTAAATTCGGAATTGAAATTGAAGCCATTGCTCCTAGCCACATGGGACGCGAGGCGCTAGCCGCTAGAATTTCAGAGTTAGCAGATGTTGATTGCGTATTTGAAGGTTACAACCACCGCACACGCGCACATTGGAAGATTGTTACAGATGCTAGCTTGAGCGGTGACGGCGTTTGTTTTGAAGTAGTTTCGCCAATCTTAGATGGTGAAGATGGTTTAGCCCAAGTTACCCGCGTAATGGATGCGCTTGAGGCTTTAGATTGCACAGTTAATCGTAGCTGCGGCTTACACGTTCATCATGACGCTAGAGAGTGGAATGTAAAAGAGCTTAGAAATATTTCTCGCTTATGGGTTAAGTATGAAACAGTTGTTGACCAAATCATGCCACCATCACGCAGAGGTAACGCAGGGCGTTGGTGCAGAAGCAATGTTACAAGCTCAATGCCACGCCAGCTTGCCGCCATAAGCCGCTGCAACACTGTTGATGATGTTATTCAAACCATGAGTGGCGGGAGCCGCTACGTTAAGCTAAATCTTCACAGCAAGCTAGTTCACGGCACTGTTGAGTTTCGCCAGCACAGCGGCACAGTAAGCGCCGAGAAAGCAGTAAATTGGATCAAGCTGACCGCTGGATTTATGCGTAGCGCAGAACGAGCCACTCGCATTAATGTTACTGGCACAGGTAAATTTGAGAATCTTGCCAAGATTGGCAAAGATCGTATGTTAACCAAGTATTTAAAAAACCGCCGCGCAGAAGTGGCATAACGGGAGAGTTATTATGGGCAAGTTAAAAAATTCACAAATAATCAAAAACGAGGAATTACCAATGACTAAATTATATTTTGCATACGGCGCTAATACTGATATGGATAGTATGAGCATGCGCTGCCCAAAAGCCAAGCCAGTTGGCAGGGGTACGCTTTGGGATTACATGCTAGTGTTTAGACGTGTTGCTGATATTATCCGCAATAATGACCATGTTGTTCAAGGCGGTTTGTGGGAGATTACCGCTGACTGTGAGGCATCACTTGATCGTTTCGAGGGCTTCCCTAACTTTTACACCAAGCGTGAGGTATCTGTTGTTGTTAAAGGTTCTGATCGTCCAGTAAAAGCTATGGCTTATGTGATGAATACTGATGATACGCTGTTCACGCCACCGCCTAGCAGTTACCACGCGACACTACAGCGCGGGTATAAGCATTTTGATATTGATTATCAACAGCTAGCGGAAGGTGTTGATCGCAGCAAAGTTGACGCTTTGCCTGAGTTTGAATTTGACCAGCCTAACGATGATTTTTATTATGACCAAGTATAGCAATAACGCAGAGCTTGCCGCTCTGCTAAAGCTTCACGGGCTTAGTAGCCAAGCAGTTGTTGACCTTTACGCTGGTGACGGCGTGAGGGTTAGCATCAGCACCATTGAGAAATGGAGGGCTGTTGGCAA